CCAGGACCATGCACGCTTGAGTGTGCCTGTGACGCCAGGATGGAACACAAAGTTACCGGCGTGGGTTGAATGATCACCAAAGAAAAACTTCAGGTCACCATTTTCAGTTTTGGCCTGAAAGTTGACTTCTTCGGCATTGGCCTGTGCCTGCATCTTGAGTCGCTGGATAGCAGCCACTGTGGGTACAAACTCAATGTGCCAGTTTACACCTTTGAACTTTACAGTCTTGAGCTTTTCGTTGACGATCTCACTGGCCATGAATCTGTAGTTGTTTTTGAAGTCACCGGTGGCATTTTTAAAGTTGATACCGTCGGGTGCACCAGTGTCCTTGCGTGTCAGACTTAAATCTGCGTTTTCTTTGTACTCGGCCAAGTTCAATAGGATCTTCAATTTGCTCAAGTTTGGCATGCCAAAGTTACCAATAAAGTCTGCGTGCGGTTGAGCAAATGTGCCTTCCACTACCACGCTACGATCTTCAGCCAGGCCATTGATCACGGTGCTTTTGTCATCGCCGGTGATCTTGACCAGGTCAATAACGCCCAGGTCATGTGTGTGTTCTACTAAGTCTAGTAAGTGATCTCTCATGTAATTCTCCTTTGTGTTTGATTATACAACGTTTAATTAGGATATGCAACAACTTTGGCAAAACTTTGACCGCCTTTAAGAGTGGTAAGTGTTCCAGGTTTGCGTAACTCTAGCCAGGTACTGGGCCCACTGTCGTTCCACGAATACAATATTTCATATCCAAGGCTGGTTACTAAATCTCTGACAAGATATCCAGGAGTGTAACAGGCAAAATGTTGTTCAACCAACATTACAGCCTTTTCACGGTCGCAGTCATTGAAGGTCATGATCAACACGCCTCCGGGTTTGAGTTTTTGGAAGATCTCAATGAGATATCGTTTGATGACTTCCAGGGGACGGAAATTAAACAAATAGTAAACCAAACACATGCCGAATTGACCATCTGGCACTTTGATCATCATAGGATCTGTTTGCCTTTCATTGATCACATACGGTCTCAACCGACGTTGATACTGTTCTGGAAATCGGTCAATGGTTGGCTCCAATAGTTCATAACTTTCGTCGATGATATACAAAGGATCAAAACTTACCATGTCGTAGATAAAAGTTTCCAGGGCTGGGCGTATGACCATGCCAGCATATTGCCAATCAGTGTAGTTTAAAAGACGTGTTTGTAGGGCGATGCGAGCTTCGGTCGATATTGAACTGTGTCGTTTAAGAGTGTATTCTGCGGTTTCGTGGCACATTTCAGATTCGTACAATCTATAACTTTCAACAAACCAGGCTGGTTCTTGCTGTGCAATTAATTCTTTGATTTTTTGTCTGAGTTGATTTAACAACTGTTCAAATTCCTCAAAGTTTTTTTGTATGATTTCTTGCTGAGTTGTTAATTGATCTGTAAATTGATCTATCTGCACGCTGTTTGTTTGTGCCATGTGTATGATCTTGGCCAGATCGCGATCAGCTGTTTTGCCAACAAGCAAAGCACTTGTTTCTTCCAAATAATTACGATAGGCAATCAGTTCGCTCAGTTTCATATCACCACTCGAACAAGGTTTGGAAAGTGTTTTCTGTGTTGGTGGCCGACTTAAGATCCCAGTCCAACACTCCCAACAAGTTATCTAGCTTTTGATCTACCACAGTGGTTTCCATTTCTGCATCGTCAAACGGCAGTTCCTTGAACCAAGCTGGCAAGTTGGTTTCGTCTGTGGGATAACCTATCGATGTCCAGCCCAGAGGATTGGATTTGAGCTTGCACACAATGGTCTTCATGCCATCCACGATCTGCATGCTGTACTTGTCTGAGTTCATCCTGCGCAGGTTGTTCCAGTTGATTGCTGCACGCACATGGCCCGGCATGTTGGCTTTGCCCAGGCGTTCTTCTTCCTTGGCATACTTGGTCAAGTTGTTCACACGCTTGGGACTGCCTTTTTCCCAACCTGGTCGCTCTTTGAAAGTATACTTGAACTCACGGATTTTTTCAATGATCTGTTCACGTGTCCGGCCTGTGAGCACATCGTTCAAGATTTCACTGAGAAAGTCTTGAATGACCTTGGGTGTGTCACTACGCTTCAAATCCAGGCCCATGGCCTTGACTCGACCAGGTTCACCATGCGTGTCCACACGCTTGTTCTCTTTGTCGTAGTATAGCACAGCATAACGCTTCTTGGTAATGAACAAGCCTTTGCTGGCCACGATCTCACGACCGCCACGTATGACTTCGCCCATGGCTCTGGGCACGTGGAATGCCTGTTCCATGAATCCAGGAAAACTTTCATTGACCTGATCTGCGATGCTGTTGTATAGTTGCACGGCCATTTCCTTGCTCCAGGTCATGTTGCCGGCCTCAATCTCGGGTTTGAGCACAGGATATGCTGAAAAGTAGCATGAGTCTGTGTCGCCATAGATTATGGCCTCGCCCACGTGATCATAAGAGCCAGTGATGCATTCGTTGACATAGGCATCCATGTGTCGAGCAATGGCACGACCTGTCAAAGTGGTACTTTGTCCAATGCGTTTGTCAAAGAATCTACAGCCAGGATTCAAGATAGCACCATACAAGGAATTCAAGTTAATCTTCTTGACCAACTGACGTTTGTCCCAGTATTCTTCATCTTCGGCCGTAGTACAATCTTTCAATCGGGCCTGCATGTCTTTGCGTTCAGCATACCAACGTTTGAGCAAGCCCGGAATCACTGCCTCACGTTCATAGGTAAAGATAGTTCCGTTGGCAGTGATCATCCAAGGCTGGTTGCTGTCAAAAATAATGTGCCATACATCGGCAGCACTGTGGACACTTTCTGCGCCATCCTGCCAGTCTATGGTAATTTCTGTGCCCGGCTTTTGTTCCATGACCGCAGTGTATTCAAGACTACCAAACAGACCTTCCCAAGCGGCAGCAAAACTGTTACCACTGCGCATCTTGTCAGCGATATAGCGTTCAGTCATCACAGGACGCAGTTGCCCCACAATGGTTTCGGGTCCCATGTTCAAGGCCCGGATGGCCGACGGATATAGACTGTTGATGTCTATGCTTCCCACATACTCGTGTATGCCCTTGCGTGGGTAGGCCACATACGCACCTGCGGCCTGTGTGTCTTCATCACTGTAACGCTCTTTGCGATTAGGCACCACAAGTCCACGCTCGTGTGCTTCGTTGATGATGGCCTGCTCGGTCACAGCCACAGCACCCATGGTGGTCTGTAGCAACACAGTGTTTTCATGTGCCAAGGTATTGGCCAAGTCCAGGAACTTTAGTTTCTTGTCCAACTGTGCCAAGCCGTTGACGTCCTGACGGTTGTACTCAATGAACCGCTTGAAGTTCTGATTGTACAAGGCATCCAGGGTGCCCTCGAACTTGGTCTTGCCTTCGAGCCCTTCATATTCAAGGATGGCATCTAGGCTGTAGCTGTGACGCTCTTCATAGGTGTATTTCCTATACAGTTGCATATAGTCCATGTGTACACGACCAATCAAGTCATAGGTCTGACTCTCATTGCCAAAGCGTTCAAAAGTTCGGCCCTTGGGATGCTGATTCCACAAGCAGAACCTACGTGTATCGTCTTTTGAAAGCACACGAGTCACACGGTTCACAGTGTAAGGAATATCATAGCCTTCACTGTTCCAACCCGAAAGTGCATCGGCATCTTCAATGATGTCCAAGAATGTGTTCAACATGTCTTCTTCGCGCTCAAACAACAAGGTATCCGAAAACTCTGCACAGATTTCTTGTGCAGTGGTCCAGGTCATGTGTTTGGGCGGTACTACCAGGGTGATAAGTCTATCTACCCAGGCCAAATACACACTGATAGCAGTGATAGGATTGAATGGATCTTCGGGTGGACTGAATCCACGATCACTATCAAAATCTACTTCGATGTCAAAGAACGCTACATTGAGCTTGGGGCCGTCTTGGCCCTTGTAGTTTTCTTCAAGACAGCGGAATATGGGATTGATATCTGACTCATACAACTGCTTGCCACTCTGTATGCGGATCTCTTTGCGGAACTCTTTGTTGTTTCTAGTGCTGAAGCGGCTGACCGGCGTGCCATAGATGCTGGTGAACTTGCCACGGGGATCATCGTAATAGAATATGTAGTTGGCAGGATACTCTTGATAGCGGCGTTCACCATCCCTGCGTTCAACCACATGTATGCGATCGTGTTCACGATCAAATAGTGCGTCAATATACGACATTGTTTCTCCAGTTATGGCTGGTCTGCCATGATTCATGTTGCTTACGGCAACGACTCGTCTCTTGTGAGATATTTATAGCGTCTTGCCCACAGTGGTCAAGATTTGCTCCAGCAACTCATGATCCTGTTGTTCGCGGCCAAACTCGCTCTTGTGTGCCAGGCGTATGGCTTTTTTCAGCACGTTGGGTTTGATTTCCAGTTCTTCAGCAATGGCCTTGACTGTGTCATTGAGACCACCTGTAAGTGTTTCGATCTCGTGCATGACCTGCATGCCTTCGTTGATTACTTGGTTGAGTTTTTTGGTTTGTTCTGCGTTGAAGTTTTTTGCTGACATTTAGATTTCTCCTGTTAGTCAAACAATTATACAGGATTGTTTCTAGAAGTCAAGCGAGTTTGCTCACTTCAGGGTAATTTGGGTAGCGATTCCAAATTGTCCTGGCCAGCAGCCGGCCATTCGGTCCTAAGGCCAAATTCTATTTGCGTCCGATCACCATGTATCGGGTGTATTCAGTTTCGGGATCACGCAGTTGCATACTGCCATGATACAAAACTTCTCTCAAGGGAAAACGATCTATGATGTCCTGTGTGCTAGAAAAACTGCGATTGGGATCGTGGTCACGGGCCTGGAGCACCACAAGTGTGCCGTCGGGTATGTTTAAAAACCAACTACGTCCAGGCATGTCAGTGAGACTGGTGTTTACAACAATTCCTGCATCACCCAACTGTCTGTAATCTAGTTGGTTGGCATCGGCCAGCATGTACTCCACGTTGTCAGCGCCGGCTAGATCCAATAATTTCTGACTGGTCGTCAAAAACTCTTTGTTTTTTTCTACCAAGATGATTTTGTCTGCTGTGATTCCGGGTTGTAACTTCATGTACACGGCTAGATTGCCATACCAGGAACCCAGGATGTACACCGTGCTGAAATCTTGTTGTATGCGTCCTAACTTGCTCAATAACCAGACCTTGCTGGCAGTGAGGTCACGTGTCATGCTGCCAGCTAGACTATAACCACTGCTTTCGTCTAAGTTATGCTGGTGTGTATGGAAGTCTTGGAGTATCACTGCCGTTGTCCTCGGGATAAACTGGATAATTATTCATCGGTCACAGGTCCCCCTTCGACCCAGGCGTCACAGGTGCGTTTGGCTGCACATTTGAATTTCAAAAACTTGCAGTAGCCAAGTTCGCCAGCGTCAATGGTATCGTGTGGATCACTGCCAGGTTCCGAACCAATACCACGAGCGATACAGTCCTGCATTTTTTCTGTGATGTCGAAGGCCGCACAGTTGCCACAGCGATTGGCCTTCACTGATTCAATGTCATTGGTGTTCCACTTGTCAGCTAACTCGGCCCAGTACTCGTCATTTGGTTCCGCAGGATTTAGTGGACCATAGTGATATTCGTCTATGGCCTTTTGGCGATTTTTTAGATTGAGATCAATGCTCTGCGTGGCCGGAGGGCATCCTGACTCTATGGCTTCGATTAGATTTAATAGGTTTCTCATTTTTTCTTGTTGCCCCAGTTGGCGGCACCTTTTTTACGACACTGAACAAGGGCGCCACTTGCATAAGCACTGGGCCAGACCTTGTAACGACTTTTTACTTTGCTGTAACAAGCGTCTTGTTTTTCGTCCAGTTTTGATTCCTTGCCTTGTACAGCAGTGTTTCTAGTTGGATCAGGCGCAGACTTAGTCTGTGTCTTGGGTAAAAATTTCTTGATGCTTTTTATAGTTAGTGGACCCAGCACACCGTCTACATCTAAGTTGGCATCAAATTTTACATTCAGCATTTGTTGTATTCTACGTATTTCATCGGAACTTTTATTTTGTAAAGTTTCTTTTACTTTTGTGGCCACATTCCTGGCAGGGCCTCTGCGTTCGGGATCAGGATCTTCTCTGCGCTTTTTAGCCGCGGCTGACGCACGACCTTTCTTGCCTAGTGCGTGTGCTTTGCTTTGTGGTAAACATTTTGGCTTGCCTTCTTTGCTGGATCCTCGGGCACAGTCACCACGGATCTTGCCGTCGGGGCCAAAACGCACCCATTTTTCCTTGAACCACTTTTTCAAATCTTCTTCTAGTTCTTTTTCCTTGGCCGCCAAGGCTGTGTCTGCTGGGGCTTGAGGTTCTGGAGCACTCAATTTGCCCATGATGATCAGCTGTTCAATGCGTTTTGCTAAGGCTCGGGCTTGTTCACCTTCATTGTCTCTTAGTGCTTGCTTGAATTGATCCAGCAAGGGTTTGACTTGTTCATAGGTAGCACGATTAAACCGGACACCTTTGCGTTCCAAAGCGTCTATGATTTGTTGTCCTTGATATTTTTTTAGCTTGTTGACTATGGTGTAATAGGTGCTCGCTGCAAATGCACCACCAGCTATGATAACAAGACCCAATAACTCTCTGGCACTGTTGTCCAAGAAAGGATCTACTGCTTCTAGGGTTTTAGTCGCAGGTTTTATGCGATCTGTGGGCAAGGCATGTATCTTCCAATACTCTTCGGCACCAGCAGGTGTGGGTGCCAGCTTTTCTTGACGTCGGGCCTTGGCCACTTGCTTGCCTTGTTTAAGCAAAGCCAACTGGCGATCTATTTCTGCACGCTGGGCCAGTAACCGGGGTAGCTCACTGGGTTGGTAAGGTATGCCATATATTTTACTGGCCTGCTTGATGGCCTGTTCATAGTCCAAGCTGATGCCTTCGTGACTGGCGTCACGCATGGCCATGGCAGCTGCTTTGAACAACAAATCCCGGCCGGTGATCTCTGGACCTATTTTTACTTCTTCCACAGGCACACAGTTGGGCACTTGGCGATTGCCTTTTTTCTTCATGCCAGCTTGCCGATAACCTGTCCAGCAACGTTCTTGTATTTCTTGGAATCTCATGCGACGGCACCCAAGATCTGTTGGACTTGTTTGACCCATCCACTGACGTCACTGCTTCCTATTTCGCCAATGTCGCCCACGTCGTAGGCCACATCCGACGCTGCTGTCATGATTTTTTCTGGACCAAACTTGATCAACATGTCTCGGTGTGCGACCATGATGCGTTTGAGTATGGCCTGTTCCACTGCTTCGGTATCTTTGACTTCGTTGATGGGTTGGGAATCTTTTTGTCCTTGCAGGCGTTTTTGTAATTTGTACAACAAGCTGAGATTCTGGCTGCCTGGATCGCCGCCCTGTGCTCGTATAAAGTTGCGTAGTTCCTGACTGAGTTCGTCTTGCACACCAGCACGGGTCATGGTCGACGCTGTCTTGGCCGCTGTGCCTACATCACGCACTGTGCCAA